TCCCCGCTCCGGGAACTGTGGCTCAGGGCCAAGAGACATAGCGATTCCTCCCGTGTCGGGTTGAGTTCAAGGCTAGTGAGGGTGCCGGCGCGCCCCTGTGACACCCCTAGTACCCTGAACACATGAGCGACGCCGCTGCTTGGGCACATGAGACCTCGATGCAGCGGGGCGTGGGGCGCAGCTACCACCCCACCACCTACACGCCCACCGCACGGGGCGGCATGAAGGCCAGCTATCGGGGCCAGGAGACCGAGATGGTCGAGACCGACACCGGGGTGGTGTCGAGTACCAGGGACGAGAGCGGGCGCTGTATAGAAGGAAAGGACTACGTCGACTGCGCCACCAAGGCCCTGAAGATCCCCAAGCAGCCGGCCTAGGCCGGCTGCCGGCGTGACTGCCGGGACCGCACCGTCCTGGCCCGCCTGGCAGAGGAGGCCCACGGTGTCGCCTGCATCTCCACCTCAGGCACCATCAACACCTGGGACATGATGGTGGCGCAGGACAGGGAGTCTACATAGTCGTCATGCACGCCGGCCTCGTTGGGGGCCGCGACGACAAGATGAGCGCCCTTGTAGGTCTTCTCCACGTCCACCATCTGCTGGCGGAACCGCCGCCAGGTCTTGGTGCGCTTGGCCCTGGGATGCGCCGGCCAGGACATGAGGCCCCGCTGCAATAGCTGTTGCAGGTGCTTCCACCTGGCACTTTGATCCTGGATCTGGGAGGAGAGCGGCTCCACCTGGATCCGGGGCAGGAGGCGTTTGAGCCGGTCAGCGGCCACGTCGCCCACGCCCTGGGCATCCACCCCGCAGGCCACGATGGAGTAGTTGGAGAAGAAGTCCACGATCCGCCAGTACTGGTCTTCCCACTCCTCCCCGTGCATCTCCAGCCAGTTCAGGATGCGATGGTCGTAGAGGCCAAGCTCATCCGGTCTGTCCCAATCAACCCATACCACGGTAGCCACGGTGGAATCCATGCGCCTGGCGAAGTCGATGCCGGCCACCAGGGGGGATCGCCAGTAGCTCTGGACGATAGGCATGGTTGGGTCACCGAGTTCGTCCATTCGGGTCTCGGTGATGAGCATCCCTCGCTCCAGGAGCCACTCCAGCCGGTAGTTGAGCCGGAACTCATCGCTGTCCTCTCCGATCCGTTGGGCCTCGCCGTGGATGTAGGCCGCGTAGTTTTTGTTAAATCGGGCACAGTACTTCCAGTCGAACAGGAAGTGGTTTTTCTTCGCACCCCGGCGTAGTTCCTGGCGACGGTTGTGCTGAATCGTTTTGAAAAACACCCCCTTGACGATGTCAGGAGTGCCGGTCATGACCATAGTTGCGAGATAAAACGCACCCATCGGGGTGATGGATTTATTCAAAACATACTCGTCCACCGACTGGGATTCGTCCACAAAGATGATGTGGTAGGACTTGCTCTCGATCTTGGCACGAGGGTTGGCCGTCTGCATGGCGCAAAACGACTGGCATTTTTTCAGGCGCACCTTCCGCGATCCTGGTCGTACCACGTCATCGATCTCAGGATCCTCCAGGAGTTCCAGGGCACGTTCAGAGGTCAGACGGTCCACCACACGTCCAAACAGAGTCTCCACCTGTTGCTCAACTGGAGCGAAGCATCCGACCATGACCCCCTTGGAGAACTTCTGGAGCGGCTCAAACTCCGGGAAGATGGTCGCCAGGCGCGGCAGCAGCACCATGAGGCTCGCCGCCACGTTGGCGACGACCTCTGTCTTACCGCTCTGGCGGCTCAGACAGCCAGTAATAGTGGCCCCATCTCCGCTGATGACGCTCTCGATGATGCGCCGGCCCAGGGCCTCCTGGTAGGGGAACATGGTGACCCCGGAGAACATGACCGTGAAGTCCCACACCTTATCCACAAGGCCATTCACAAACCCCTGCTGGGCCGGATCCAGGACCGGTGGCGCGTACTGGGCCAGGTCTTCGGAGAGGCCCTCGTCACCGGGGGCCAGGTCTTCGTCCTCAGGGTCCAGCAGGCTGGGATCGTCCACGTACGTCATCCCCTACCAGGCTAGGGACGGCCTGGCCTGTGGAAAATACGGGGGGTTGCGGAGGGGGCGGAACTACACTAGGATTTTTCTGGAGGCGGGAGAGGGTGTGTGATTGGTCCGCGCTCACAGGCGGCGCTGTGGACGATTGCGAGCAGCCGCCCCCATACACAATCTTTCCGCCGCTAACCACGTCCCCTATGTAGTTACAAAGGTGGGGGAAAGTGGGGGAAGATTCGGGGTTGACAGCCGGCCCCGGAGGCGGCAGAGTGCGTGGTTACCGCATGACCCCCCAGGCGGGAGCCGGCGGGCTGGAATCTAACGCAGGGCCGAAGAGGGAGGAGCCGCGATGGAGCGCGGGACAGTACCACCATGCCCAGAAACAGAACCGGAGCATGGGACGTTGGAGTGGGCCACCAGGAACCGGAATCGGAAGACCGGCCTGGTCATGATGGGATTGGACAAGCTCTACTACCAGGCGGGAGCAGGGCCTGAGATCTTCCAGCACCTGGAAGACGGCGGGTTCATCGAGCGGGAGTACCACGGCAGCACCTTTCGCTATCGCGTGGTGACCCCTTGTACCTGCCCCGGAGGTAATCCCCCAGACCCAGTCGCCGCCAGGCGACGCGAGACTATATTGCCGCGCAGCGGCGATGTAGGCGAGCCACAGGGTTCAGCGGTTGGAGGTCTAGTAGCTAGAGCTACTAGCAGGGCCGCAGCGAAAAAATCGACCCCGATTACTGGCCTGGCGAAGGATTATTTTCCCCAGGTTATGGGTGGGACACCGCTGGATCACTTCATGCTGAACTGGCCCGCCCTGGCCCATAACCTGAAGCTCTGGCAGACCAACTTTGACATCGGCATCCCCATGATGAAGCTGATGATGGACGAGTTTGCCCGTCACCCGGAATGGATCCGGCGATCAAAGACTCCACCCTGGCGGATCTTCATCGCTAAGCGAGAGCAACTGGCATCCATGATCGTGGCCCAGCAGAGGAAGGATCCCGGCGCTCGCACCGGCACCATCAGGGGTGCCAGCTATTGGGACCGTCCCACCCCCCGTGCATACTCCCCGGCATGACGAGGCGTCGTACCCCTATCTGGGTCCGGGGGCAGGCCACCGACGACTTCCTGGCTGACCAGCGCCGGCCCTGCATCGGGCGCGACGAGTACTTCCAGGAGACTCTGGAGGCCCTGGAGGTGTGCCAGGGCCTGTGCGTCCGATGCCCGGTCTTCCAGGACTGCACCCGCTGGACGCTGGCGAACTATGACCGCCAGCCCTACTACATCTATGCCGGCCTCAACCAGGACGTCCGGGGCCGGATCCACGCCGGCCTGGAGGTGTACTACGACTGGCGTCAGGAGTGGCGCAAGGCCCACCTGACCCAGCGCATCGCGGCCCGAAAGCTCCGGGAGAGCTACCAGGCCGGTGAGCGCAAACGGGCCAAGGCCAAGGCCGAGATGCCCCCCTGCCCCCACTGTGGCGAGCGAGCTACTGTCTACCGCAATGGCCGTCAGGCCAACAAGCCTGACCGCCAGCGCTACCACTGCCGTGCCTGTAACAAGAACTTCCTGGAGGAGAAGTCGTGAACGAAGTCTTTCCGCTGTACCGTGACAAGACCCTGGAGGAGTTTGAGATCCTCCCCGGTCTGGAAGGGGCGCATACCCAGGTCGTTGGCTACATCGAGCGGATAAAGCTGGCGAAGGATAAAGGGCTGGGCCTGACCCTCGTGGGCGAGAACGGAGTGGGCAAGACCCACCTGGCGTGCTGTGTCATGTCGGTGGCTAAAGACGCCGGCTACAAGATCGAGTGCATCGAACTCGCCACCTACATTGGTCTGCATCTGGAGATGATCCGGGTCAACGCCCGTGTCGAGAAGTACGGCTACGACGAGGACGGCGAGCGGTCCCTCTATCTGGATGACCAGCTTCGGTACATCCGGCGGGCGCAGTTTCTGCTCCTGGATGACCTGGGCCGCGAGCATGAGTCGGCGTCGGGCTGGTCGAACGAGAACGTGTTCAGCCTGTGTCGGTATCGACACATCCGAAGGCTGCCTACCCTGATCACCACCAACATCCCCATCGAGAATCCCCACGCTCCCACAGATCTACGGCGGCGCTATAGCGAGGGCCTGTCGAGTTGGATCCGGGAGGCCACGGTCGTCGTCACGATAGAGGGCGAGGACTACCGCCCCCGCCTCACCAATGCGGAAGGGTGAGCTAGGGACCGAGTCCCCACGCCGGGTCATCTTCATCTTTGAGGGGGCCGTTGCCACCCTCCCGGACCACTACACGGTGCGGATGCTGGAGCGCTACAAGGGCCGGCTGCACCTCTACGACCAGGCCGTGGGGTACTGGAAAGTCCGGGAGCGGACGCTCCAGTTCATGTGGACGATCATGTCCCGGACCTTCTTTCGCATCGACCTGGCTGTCACCAGCCGGGGGCCTGGCTTCACCCAGGCCGTCAGCCGGCTCGTTCAGAAGAACAACTGGCCCATCGAGTACGTCTACTGCGCGGAGGCCCAGGTACTGGGGCGCAGCCTGGCTCACTCCCCTGACGTGGCACGGGTGTTCTATGCCCTGGAGGAGCATCGGTTCCTATTCGGCCCCCAAGGTCACTCCATCGGGTTCGGTAAACCCATGGTGGTGGACTGATGCCCGACATCGAGTTCCAGGCCCTGAGCCGCGCTGTGCAGGACCGTGACTTCGACGCGCTGGCTCTAGCCGGCATCACCACCACCTTCTTCCTGGACCCCGACAATGCCGCCATCTTCGACTGGATGCGGGAGCATTGGAACAAGTACGGCTCGTCCCCTAGCGAAGACGCCTTCTACCAGGAGTACCCACACGACAGCCTGGAAGAGGCCCCTGAGCCGCTGGCCTATTACATCGATGAGTTACGGGATCAGCGCCGCGCCGCCATGCTCCAGGACACCCTCGACAGCATCAGGGAACCGCTCAAGAACCAGGACACCGACATCGCTATCAAGCTCCTGGGATTGGGCCTGGATGGCATCCACCAGGAAGTCACTGAGCTACTTGATGAGCGGATGAACGACACCGGAGAGGAACGGATGAGCTACTACCAGGACATGACCACGATCAAGGGACTACTGGGCTGGCCTACCGGGTTCCAGAGCATGGACCGCGCCACGGCTGGCATACAGAAGGGTCAGTTGATCACCCTGGCCGGCAACCCCAAAGTGAAGAAGAGCATGCTGCTCATGTGCATGTGCATCGCTGCCCATAATGCCGGGGCCAACGTCATGTACGTCACCTTTGAGATGACCATCCAGGAGCAACGTGTCCGCCACGATGCGCTCCGATCCGGCATCAGCCTGAGTCATCTCCAACGTCCAGCCCAGTTGGAAGATTGGGAATGGAAGAAGCTGAGCCGAACAATGCACAGCCTGGAGGACATGCAGAGCATGTGGTTTGTCCACGACCCCTGGAGTACCACCACGGTGTCAGCGATCCGAGCCAAGATCAACCTGCACCGTCCTATCGACATGGTCTTCGTGGA